CATTTCCAAAAATATTAGTAAAAGTTAAAAGACCAAAAGCAATTGAGGTTGCATATCAAGACAATAAAGGTAAAACGCATACCGCAAAATTGGTTGGCTATGAGGCAAAGTGTTTTCAACATGAGAACGATCATCTAGATGGTATTACTTTTAACATGAAAAGTAAAACAAGATGGTCAATGAAAAAAGTAATTAGACCAAAGAAAGTACAAAAGGACCATAGGTTTATATAATGCAATTTCAACAAATTATTATCGCATTGATACCACTGTTTCTTATATTTGGTCTGATTGGTTTTATGCTTTATGCATGGAACAAAGAACAACCAAACAAAAGAGAGGATGATAATGAGTAATGATATATTAGGTTATTCATCACACGATTGGCGTAAACATACAGATAACGCAGTTGTTGTAGATGATAGAGAATATGAACAATTGAAAGCAAATAATTGTAGAGTTATTTTTACTAATCCAAAGACATTAAAAGAGGAGTCTGTTGATGTATCAAGATTGATAAGAGTATTTGTCAACAATAGAGACGACTTGAAAAGGAGTGTAAAATGAGCAATCAACGAAAAGCAAACTATCAAAGTAAACCAGATCAACCATCAAGTGAAATGGCAATCATGAAGTTTTTTAAGGAAGCATCAAGACAATTGATAAGCGAAGGCAAAGAGGACGAAGCGTTTTATTTTGAACAAATGGTAGATTGGTTGCAATCAGGTAAGAAATTACCAACAGACGAACAAGGAGTAACTAAGGCATTAGGAATATAATGAACGACTTAAAACTTAACGATAAAATCAAAGCATTAAACTCATCTAGAGTATTCAAGAAGATTACCCCTAAGTATGATGCATCATGGTATATTAAGTGGGTATCATCATTTTTAATTCTAGCTGCAGTGGCGTGTAGAGCAACAGGCACTATGCCAATGTTTGATCTATGGTTTAGTGTGTTTGGTACAATTGGTTGGTTTACAGTAGGAATGTTATGGCATGATAGAGCATTAATATTATTAAATGGTGCTCTAGCATTAATATTAGCAATGGGATTAATGAAGGCATATTTAATATGAAAAAAGAATACGAGAGATACACAGTACATAGAAGTGAAAGAGTTGCAAAGTTTTGGGCAAACAAATCAAACGGCACATATCTAGGATATAAAGATGATGTTGGTTATACTTACGCAGTAGAAAAGTCTGGCACTACTAAACTTGGTCATGACAAAGGTGGATATATAGTAGGTTACAAAGATAAGGAAGATTTTGTAGTAAGAACAGATTGGAAGTAAGTTGAACATTTATATCAATCCATTATTTGAAGAGTTGTCAGACAATCACATACCGACAAAAACATGTCGCAGATGTAACGAAGTAAAGCATAAGAAACTCTTTGCTCATAGATCATACAATAAGAACGGTGAAGCAGAATATAAAAATTACTGTATAGAGTGTGATAAGAAATCATCTAAACAAGTTGCATTGATAAAGAAACAAATCGGGGCAGTACCTGATAATCATCTATGTGATTGTTGTAAGAGATCAGAAAAAGATATTTTAAATGCGTATAAGTTGTTTCAAGGAACAATGAAGAAAACAGTTTGGACTTATGACCATGATCATAAGACAGGGAAATTTAGAGGAATCATATGTCAACCATGTAATTCAATCATGGGTAATCTACAAGACAATGAAGATATAGCAATCAAAGTATTATCATATGTAAGGAAACAGTTATGAAAATAATTGTTGGTGGAGATTCTTTTTCAGATAAAAATCAACCAAAATATGCAATGCCTGAACCACTTGATTTTAAGATGTGGCCAGAGATTGTAGGTGAAAAACTGCATTGTGAAGTTATTAATACTGCTAGAAGTGGATATGGTAACCATGCAATATATCATAGAACACTAGAAGCAATAATGAATAATGATGTGAGTCATGTATTTGTTATGTGGTCTCAATGGACAAGACAAGATTTTTTAGTGAATAGTAATAGAGAATATGTAAGTATCAATACATGGGAAGGTCTTTATAGGTGGGGTCGTGATGTTAAAACATATCAAGATGTTGAGAATACATTAATTGAAAAATGGTATGATGATAGTTTTAGTAAAAACTTTCCTATACAAAATAACTCAGCATCAATTCCTACTATGAAACAATACACAAACACGAACATAAATTACATATATGCTTTAAAAGTCATATGTGAAAAATTAAATATACAATATATTTCTTGTCAAGGAACGGATACTTGTATTTGGCCACCAAGTCTTATAACACAACACCCACTTGGTAATGAAGCATATAAAGGATTTAGTATGGCAGAGTTGCTTACAAAAGAATATGGTAAAGATGGTTATATAACTAGTGATGTAGATAATCACCCAAATGAAGTTAGTCAAAAATTTATAGCAAATAAAATGTTAGAGTATGCAAATGAATAATGTATTAGTATCATATTTTCCATGTGAATTTGGAGATTGGTTAAGATACCTCATAGCAGAGCATGAGGGATTTGAAAAACTTGATGTGGTTACTAGACTAGACGTTGATAACATGCCAGTCTTTGGTGTTACAAGCAGTGTTAAAGAAAGACGACATAACAAATTTATGTTTCTAGATGTAAAGAAAACAAGCACTGTGAAAGACTTATATTCTCAAATGAATACGTCAGGTTTGCGACAGGTATTAAAACCAGCAATTACGGAAAATGAAAATAGTACGAATTATGAATATGTAAACTATCATAAGAACAAGTCACATAGTCTATTATATGACCCAGAACAATACGGAATGGAAAATACTACAAAATACTATGATGCAGTAAGACAAACAAACATGAGCATAATATTTGTTAAACTCAATCCATTATCGGAATTATTTGAGACATATGTTAAGAGAAAGACAGTTTACTCTAAACACAACGTACTATCGGAAGAAGCATTGCGATATAGTTGCCAAAAGAGTTATATACATAATCAGTATCCTAAACACGAACATAATCATGTAGTAGAGATCAACAATCTTGCAGATGAGGATGAAGAGGAGTATCAGAAACTAATCACGTTTCTAAAAGTAAAACCCTTGAGTAATTGGAAATCATACGCAAAAGAATTAGAAAAGGTAAAACTATGAGTCATGTAAAACTAATATCCTATACATCTAACGGAACAGATGACACTTTACAAGAGATTGTCGCACATTGCGCTAGAGTATCGAACCCATCAAATCAAAATAACAAATCAACAGCGCAAAAACTATTAAACTATCTCAAGGAACATAAACATTGGAGTCCTTTTGAAATGGTCAATATCTGTCTAGAGATCAATACAACAAGAGACATCGCAAGACAAATACTAAGACATAGATCATTTACATTTCAAGAGTTCTCACAAAGATATGCTAATCCTAAAGACCTTGATACTATGTTTGTTAATAGAGAGTGTCGCCTACAGGACAAGACCAACCGTCAAAACAGTATAGAGATAGAATCTGATCCAAGTACGGCTGAAAACTCGGGCTATTTGGACCTTATCACAGATTGGCAACGTAAACAAGCATCGGTGATCAATGCTGCAAGAGAAGCGTACAATTGGGCAATAGAACATAATATCGCAAAGGAACAAGCAAGAGTGGTATTACCAGAGGGATTAACAATGTCGAGAATGTATATGAATGGAACATTAAGATCATGGTTGCATTACTTTGAAATAAGATGCAACGCAGATACGCAAAAAGAACACAGACAAATTGCCACAGAGTGTAGAAGCATTGTAACAGATTTAATTACATAACACTAAATAGTAGTATGAAAGTACTATTAACACTAATACTATGCAGTGGAGTAGCTGGAGAATGTCTAACACCATTTAATTGGCCAGTAGAATTCGATAGTTATTACGAGTGTATGCAAGCAGGCAATGTACAAGCATATCAGAAACTAGAAGACATTGGCCCAGAAGAAGTCAACGAATATCACATGTATGTAAAGTTTCTTTGTAGTCAATCAGAGAAAATGGAGACGTAATGAGTAAATGTACGCAATGTCATTGTGATTGTCACTGTAATAAGGAATTACACGTTCCAACAGATACACTAGATACGGGTGGATTATGTGTATGTGAGGAGTGTATATGTACAGATGTAAGTAAAGAAGACGGAATCCCACACTACGAGCACTAATCGGAAGAAATCGGAAAAGGTTAAATAAAACATTAGGTTGATTGGGTTAAATCCTGCAGCCTATCGGCAATTTTTCTAAGAACAGACGAGATTTATATCAGAGACGCACACAGCGAACACACAGCAGGCGCCGGCCGGCATACGCATCAGCAACACTATAAGCATAGCACACCGACTGCAGCGTATGCTAGGTCACGGATGGAACAGGTCCAAGATGGAAACTTTTTTCGTATATAACCAAATTAACCCTTGACAAGTTTTGTATAAACCTGTATAATCACTCTGTGAGTCATAAGAATAATAGTATAATATATGGGTCTTAGAGTACTCAGCACATATATACAGCATTATGACATGGCATCATCCTAACTATTATAAAGAATTAGAACGCATTCGGAAAGAAGAAGAGCGTAAAGAAAAGAATAAAAAGGCCTTGACAAAGGCGAATAACTCTGATATAGTACAAAGACAAGATAAGGAAAGCATCAGCGATTGCTTAGAGTGATTCCTTTCTTGTTCTCTACGGCCGCTTTGAATTAAGGATGTTGTGGCCCACAGAACCGTTCTGGTGAAAGTTCCTCAATGGAGGTGTGGGGTGGAAGTTTCGAAGTGTGTCGTAGAGTGCTTATCACCGTGTACGCAGTAATTGTACTACGGCCTTATATCTGAGGTGGTGGTGGGTAATCTATAAAGTACAGTAGACCTTTAAATATATTCAACACACCGAATCAGTTATTATCCTATACACCCTACCCCCCTAAAACTGAGCGATAGTACAACACATTAACTCTCTGAAAAAATTGGGAAAGTATTTTACCCTTGACTTAGTAATTCAATCACGTTATAATACATTATCAAATCGAAATGGTGTTTATGTTCCCTTAGCTCAGCTGGATAGAGCAACTGCCTTCTAAGCAGTAGGTCGTAGGTTCGACTCCTACAGGGAACGCCATTCGTTTCTTTACTTTGTTTCTTGTGATTTTTCTTCGTATGTATATGGACACCCACCCCAATCTTCGTTATCGTCATTAATGATAACACCTCGATTATGTTTCTCTTGCAGATATTGTTTTTCTTGTTCGTCCATACAATTACTTATAATATATGTTGTCAATAATTTACAGGTATTTTGTAAATCGAGTCAATAATTTGTGTAGAATCCTTGACAACAATTTACAGATGTTCTATCTTTGTTCTTTCCTAGCCCCGAAAAAAGCGTTGCAATTCCTAGCGTTTTTCTCTATTGACAAGGGGGCGGTTTTCTGTTACTATATTCTTATATGATAAAAAACTATACTATGAAAAAGAACGCAGTACGATTAAGAAGACTAGAGTCTCGTATTGTTACTGCGAAGAAACTATTGTATTCTGATTACAATGCAAGAAGATCGTTGTTTGATGTAATGCAAGAGTTAAAAAATAAACCAATCGTGAGAGGAGTGTATGTTCATGGATAACTTTGTAATAGAAGTCAAAACTTATATGAATGATCTTATAAGTAAAAGTGTAAAGAACAAAACTAAACTTTGGGATTTACCGACTAAATTAGATATACTAAAAAAGGTTCATAAGAAATACGGAAACTTTGGGTCGGACATCGCAAAGGCGGAATGGAAGAAAATCAAAGAATCAAATGCAAGGGAAATGATATGAAAAAATTTAAAGACTTTGTAACACTTGTTCTTGGATGTTTAATCTTTTTACTATTGACGGAACCTGCACGAGCGGATACACAATGGATAACTGTAAAAGATAGTTGGGAAGTAATACGAACAGAAAAGATATATGTCAATGTAGAAAAGAAAACAGAGACAGGAAGAGTATATACTTGTAAAGATGTAAAAGATCATTCAGATGCAATCGGAAAAGCAATGATACTAGCAATCGCAGGTTCGATGATTGATAGTGAACATGCCATCCTTGGCGCATTCACAGGACTCGTCACAGGCAATTCTGAATTGAAAAGAGTATGTTACGATGAGATACAATACGAAACACACGTTATCAAACAATACTCACATACATTAATTACCCTATCAAATGGTAAAATAGAAGTTCAAAAGAAGATTATAGAATAACTTACGTTATAAATAACTATATAAATAATCTTATCTAGTAGGAGAATAAAGTATTATGAGTATAAAAGTAAATTGGTTGATTGCTCACAAACCCGTTAATCTGTTTATAAGAACAGCAAAAGCATTTCAACAAGCAATTCAACAAGCATCGCATGGAAGATATGAAATCGTAATCCATGAAAAAGAAAGTGAAGAGCATTTCCTAGCAGAGACAGGCAAACAACCTGTTGATGCATTATCAACAAACGATTATCAAATGTCACAAACCGAAGTGTATAAAATCGGAACAATGCACGAAGGTGTAAAAGACTTCCTAGCATTAGACTTACCCTTTCTATTTGAATCACATGATCACTGTTCAAAAACAATGGAAGGTGCAATCGGAAAAGAATTAAATAACAAATTATCTAAACATCTTAATGTACAAGGACTAGCATATACTTACTCTGGCGGATATAGAAACTTTGGTTCAAACAAAGAAATTACAAACCTAGCAGATTTACAAAATTCAAAGAAAGTAAAAGTTGGCGGAAATCCTGTCTGTCAAGATTATTTAAAATCACTTGGTGTTGACTTATCAAATCAAGTTATTCAATCAAACAAAGAATGGTTACAAATGTCAGACCTAGATGCAGAGTCAGTTGAAAATACTTATACAAGATTTCCCGAAGCTCAGTATTGGTTAAACACAAACCACAATATGTTTATTACAGACATCATGGTATCAAATGAATTTTGGAATACATTGTCGGAAGAAGATCAAGAGATTTTTTCAAGTGTTGCAATCAAAGTAGCAAGACTAGAAAGAAAATGGTCAGAGGAAGATCATGATAATTACGAATTAGAATCTAAGAAAAACGGAAAAACAATTACACCAGTTTCAGAAATAGATAAAGCAAAGATGAAAGAATTAGCAATTCCTGTTTACGAAAAGTGGAACAAAGAGTTTTCAAAACTATTAGTATCTAAAATTAAAAGATACGCAGCATAAGGAAATATAAATGGCAAATTTTTGTATATCAGGTCAACTTCAAGAATACAAGGGGTTCGCACACTACCTAGTCTATCAAACTTTATTTGCAAGTATTAGAAATAGTTCTCATATTAATATGATAACAGTAGAGGGTGTTAAAGATTACGAATACGTTCAACCATTTAAAGATAACGTTGGCGTTGACGAAGACGCAATGAAAGCTGATGATGATACTGCTAGAAAAAAAGCATTAAACAGAGTTTACGCTATGCCAAACTATGCGGCAGGTTCAAATCTTAAAACACAAATTGATACAGACATTGCAGCTATTAATAAATCTTGGGGTTCTGATTTAACAGTAGATAAAATTGTTTATTCAGTTAGACAAATTACAAACTATGGTACTGAATTATACGGAGCGCCTTGGTTAAAAACTGAAACTGACTCAGTAGTTACAACTGATTATGATAAAGTAAAAGCCGCAGGCGATAAAGTAATTCATGTAACTTGGAATGATACATCTGATTCAAATAGTCATTGGTTAAAAGCAATGGCAAGATACGAAGCAATGGCAGGTGGCGAAAGTGTTAATTGGGACGAAAGAAAAAAAGCATACGCAAGAAACAGATTAGCAATTAATCACCCAACAGGTGATAATGATTACTCTTTAAACATCGATAAGATTTTAGACAAAGATGAAACTGAATATGCTAACCTTTGTACGTTCTTAGGTGTTAGTGCTTTATCTGCAGCGACTTGGAAAACTTATGTAGATACATACTTGACAGCGATTGCATAACCTGTTATACTTTTTTTATTATGAAATTGTCGGACTTTATTCAAACAAAAGATTATATTGAATGCGTTGAAAGTTATCCTTTTGCGATACGCAATCTACTACCCGAAGCAAAATCATACCATATCAAACGACACTCTGGTCAAACCGTAGATTATCAAATCGATCTTGAATTAACCACAATGGAAAATGTGGGAACCATTCATACTTCAAATGTAAATGCACCTATGACCGAATGGAAGATGCATGAGAAATCTGAAACTTACAAATGGATTAGTGATCGTGCTTGTGATATTGCAAAAGACATATCCAAAAAAATGGCAAAGGTAGATTTTAAAACAATTGATTGTTGGGGAGTTTACTATAGAGATAGTGATTGGACTAAACGACATTCACATTGGCCATGCGTTTATGCATTTGCTTATTATTTAAAGGTACCAGAAAAACCAGCGCCGATTGTTTTTCCTACTGCAAACTATGAATACAATCCTAAAGTTGGCGATCTAGTTTTATTTCCTGGCCAGATACAACATGAAGTCAAACCTGTTGAGGGTGAAAGAATTATGATCTCTGGTAATTTGATTGTAGATTATAAATAATCTCAAGGAGTATTAAATGAATTATCACATGGGGCTTGATGGATTTATATGGTTCATCGGTGTAGTCGAAAATAGAAACGACCCATCTAAAATGGGAAGAGTACAAGTTAGATGCGTATCGTTTCACACAGACAATAAAAATGATTTACCAACTGAAGATTTACCTTGGGCAACTACTATGTTACCAACTACATCCTCAGCCAATTCTGGCCTAGGTACTAATCCATTTTTAGCTGAAGGAACATGGGTACTTGGTTTTTTCTTAGATGCCAAGAACAAACAACAGCCTATTATACTTGGAACACTACCAGGTAAACCCTCATCGTTAGGAGACATTACAAAAGGATTCAATGACCCTAATGAAAGACCAGATGAAGAAGGTGTAAGTGTTTATCCCTTAGTTGCAGGCGAACCTGATATTGATAAACTTGCTCGTGGTGAAAACACAATCGATAAAACAACTAATCAGACAAAGGATGTGAGCATTGCAAATTCAACGACAACTTGGAACGAACCCGATAGTGCCTATAAAACAACCTACCCTTACAACAGAGTTTTTAAAACAGAGGCAGGTCATGTCAAAGAATACGATGACACAGAGGGCGAAGAAAGAATACATGAATACCATAAGGCTGGAACATTCTACGAAATCGACAAAGACGGAAACAAGTCTACCAGAATTGTTAAAGACAATTATGAAATTATTGCTGGTACCAATTATGTTAATATTAAAGGGAGTTGCAATCTTACTATTGATTCCAATGCACATACTCATGTTAAAGGAGACTACGAATTGCAAGTTGACGGAAACCACACAATCAAAGTGAAAGGCAATCTTGATGTTGATGCAACCAAGATTGATTTAAATTAATGATAGAAATTATTTGGCATTTATTCTTAACAGTATGCAGTGGGTCAACATGTATTAATCAAGATATACAGTGGTTCGATAATCAAACACAATGCGAACAAATGCTTCCACAATACACAGCGATACCTGCTGATGGTGATTGGGATACAGTGGAATATGTTTGTAAACCAATACACTCGCAAGGAACGTAATGGCCGAAGTAACTAGAGTAGGATTAGATAAACACGTTGGTCATGCAAGTCCAACCCCAAATCCATTTCATCAAACAGCATACTCAACAGGTTCAGAAAACGTTTTTACAAACGGTGCAAAGACAACTCGTATCGGCGACACTACTTCATGTGGAGACCCAGCGACAGGTGGTTCTAGTACAGTATTTGTAAACGGAAAAGGTGTTCATCGAAAAGGAGACGCAACGGGTGGACATGGGAGTTGGGTTGCCAACTCGTCAGCATCTGGTTCTGATAATGTATTTGCTGGTGATTAGTCTTATTATCATTATAAATAAATGATAGTAGGAGTTTTCAATGGCACACGCAAACACTGTAGCAGGACAAATAGGTACAGACGCACAGTCAACAAACGAATCTGACAAGTCATCTAGACAATTCAGTGATCTAGATTTATTTTTTGCAAAAAATAGTGTTGGATTTGATGTTAATAAAGTCACCGATATACAAGCGGTCAAACGATCTGTCCGTAATCTTGTTCTTCTTAATCAGTATGAAAAACCTTTTCAACCTCAAATATACGCAGGGGTTAGAGAAATGTTATTTGAAAACATGACGCAGGTCACAGCGATTGTTATCGCAAGAAAGATCGAAGATGTCATTAATAATTTTGAACCAAGAGTTAGATTAAACAATGTAAAATGTTATCCTAATTATGATAATAATGCTTATGATGTTACAGTGGGATTTTATGTAGTAAACGCACCAACTGAATTAGTTGAGTTAGATGTAATGTTAGAAAGATTAAGATAATATGGCAACAACAGTAAATAAAAAAAGACTTAGAGTTACAGAATTAGACTTTGATCAAATTAAAGAAAACTTAAAGTTATTTTTAAAAGCACAAACAGAATTTAAAGATTACGACTTTGATGGTTCAGGTATGAACATCTTGTTAGATACTCTTGCTTACAATACACACTATCTAGGTTACAACGCTAATATGTTAGCAAATGAAATGTTTTTAGACAGTGCATCATTAAGATCATCTATTGTATCACACGCAAAACAATTAGGATATGAAGTTGGTTCAGCAAGAGCACCAAAAGCAATATTAAGTATTTCAGTTAAGACAAGTGCAGCTTCAATTACGATGCCTGCTGGAACAAAATTCTCAACATCATTAAGAGGTGACACATATAACT